ATGTAATCTATATGATAAAGACATTGAAGGTAGACGGCATAGTTATTAGAAAGGAAACTTTTATCGTCATTGACAATTAATCCTGCTGATCTGAACAGGCTATTCAGTTTTGGAACGTCAGAAGAATTTAGCACATACACGCCATCGTCACCTTGGATCTGAAACCAATCATCATCTCCATTAAGGTAGTGTGCTATTAGGAATTGGCAAATCGAATCAACTTCATTAGTAAAAGTTGAGCCAGTGGGTACACCGTGATCACCCTTTAGAATACCATCGGGAGTAACAATTCCTATACTCTTAAACCGTTCGGCTATGTATTCTAGTGCCTCATGATATGGTACCTGAAATTGTCCTTTAATATATTTAAAAGCAATAGACTGGCATTTTGACTTAATCGTGGTGTCATAAGACGAAAAGTCGATTGATTGTATAAGATCTCCTGAGCCAATAGCTTTAACAATAAGCTTAGTGACCTGTTCGCTAACCATCTCTGGTGATCTTAAAGCGGACCGATACGGCAGTGTTCTTTGATACTGTAAGAGAGGAGAGTAATAGCACATTTCATTTAAAGTATCTGCCATAGGATAACCCCAAACGTTACGCGTTTTACCCTGCTCCTGAGTCCTTGTAAATAGAACGCAAGGATCCTTTCTTTTCAGAAGGATATCAAATTTGTTCAACACTCTTTCCTTAAGTATTCCTTTACGTGCTAAGTACGGTAACCACTATTGGTATTATTCTTAAGAAGCTTCATCGCTTGATTAATTGATAATGGTCGTAGATTACGACGGGAGAAAGACTTTGAGTCTAACATCCGGGACAGCTCATCAATAAACCTCGTATCAGCATTATCACGATCGAAGCTCGCAATAAGAGATTTCTTTCTGTCTAGCCAGGGAGAAGCTATAGATCTAGGACCTACTTTGGCGAGATTGCTCTCCTCTAACTTAAGTAAAGTAGGGTTTAATTTAGATTGATGCTGTTTAAATACTTTATTAAATTCAGCTAAGAGATAATCTCCACCTTGTTCCCTGCATAAAGGAGTTACATAGGCGTCATCTCTACCATTTACAACACTAGACATATTTAAGGAGAGCTTACTTTTGACTTCGGAATCAAGATTCAGGTCTGCTGAAATATTATCAATTAAACCGTTCTTCATAATTATTTTCCTCTTCTACGTTTAGATCTAGAATTCTTCACTGTGCTAGCAGGATTATCAAAATCGCGAACTTCTTGTACGGATTTAGCTATCATGTCTAAAGACATAAGATAATCTAAAGCTTTATTTGTCGTTTCACGAATCGAGCTAACATTAACTCCTTGAACTTTGTCAGCTCCAGAAAGATGAACTGGATACACAGAAGCACCCGAGTCACTCCATTGATAAGTATCTGGTCTACTTCTACCTAACATAGGAATAGATTCAGAATTAACAAATTGAGAGACACCACTAATGCGATACCAAGATCTTCTTGTATCTAAAGTTGTAAGTCTGTCTGGAATTAAAAGAGATGGTTGCCAATCATCCAAACCAATTGAACCCGCAGTTAAAGCGAAAGCAACACCATCTAAGACATTCGTAAACGAATTGTAAGCGATTGGAGTGCTATCACTAGTGACTATAGGAATATTACGATTAGTCAGAACTGTATTACTAGTTCTTAAAGGACAGTTAGCAAATATCGTCAGGAATTGTTCATCATAAGCAACAGTAGTAGGGACATCTTTTAAGACACCTGGTTTCCAGTGAGGAACCGCTCGTCTTAATAATGTATAAACCTGATTATTAGCTGGTTGGTTCATGTCAGATATGGCGCTGTCTATATAGGCGATACTGTGCAATAAAGCAGCATTTGTGCCTCCACACGGACATAACTTAATCATAGCAGAACCTTGATTAGGACCAGAATAGTAATTAGCACTTAAATAACGCACTAACTCATATAATCGAGGCGGGAAAGGAGTGTCGGCTAACCTTCTACCTAGTAAAGCTAGCTTTTCTAAGACATCGGCAGTGATACCAGTTCGCAATGCGATCATACCTTCATTCTTATTAATAGGATCGGAATGATAGGTGATAATACTTCGGTACCAAAAGTAAACTTGATGAGCTTTTAAAGCTGCGTTCAATGCATTTAAAATATTCACTTGTGAAAAGTCAGTGTTAATATCTAACTTAAAAGTAATATTAGCCTGAGCTTTCGTTTGAATCTGAAACGCGATTATTCTATTAAAATAATCTAACATTTTATTTCCTGCAGTATCTGGAATCTTTAACTTCACACAATTAATATGTAAAGGTGAGCATACGCCCTCTTCAGCGTCTAAGACATCTGATACCCATGCGTCTGGTTTAATACCGGAGTCTAAACTAGTTACATCAGGATCTGGAGCTTTAGATAATGCATATCCAGAAGAGTGTTTTGAAGTAGAAGCGTTGGGATTACCTTGAATAGTTCTAACGAACGTATCTTGAATACCAACTTTCACTCCAGGAGGTAAATTGTCATAAGCGGTCTTGACTCTAGAAATACCATCAATTATATCCATTTTATTCCCTGGTTGATTAAATGCGTTACCTGTAGTAGGTAGAGGACTTCGATTACTGAACGTGTTTGAGCTTCCCGTTCCTGGAATAGTTCTTATCGATAAACCTGGCATAGGAACAAATAGTCTGCGACTTATTTCATCCATGAATGTAGTTGTTAGTAGTGTCGTCTCTTCACTTTTAAAAGCAAAATTAACGAAATTAAGAGAATCTCGTGGAAGAGATCTAAATTTCAGTTGAAA